CCTTTTTTTCGGGGCTACCCAACCCCTTCGAATTTTTTTCCCTTTTTTCCGCGGTGGCATTACTTTCATGGGCTTTACTTCGTAAATCCCAAATCGCCCGTGTGCGCGTGCGATGTTGGTATTTCCTTAAGTAATTCCCATTCCCTAGATAACTCCGCCTAGCCCCGTGCGAGCATATGTGCGCATACGCGTTATAGATTGTTCAATAAATGAACTATTCGCTACGGGGGTGCGCGAGATTGTTCTATAAAAAAATATTCTTTTATATGAACAATAGCGGTTTATCGGTAAAACGGTCTTGCCCATTCCTCTTTCTACGGATTGTTTATGGGGAGGCGCGCTACGCGATGAAGCCATTCTCTCATCGCCCATCCATCTCGCTTATGAACAATCAAAGATGGGCAATATCGTGCTCACTTGTGCGTGATTCGTGCGCGGAACGGGCTTCCACGGCTTCTCTCTTCCACTATCATAGCCCTTGGGATATAATGGTCTATATGCCGAAAGCGATTGAACCGAAGAAACACGAAATCCAAAGACGATTGGAAGACACGGAGTTTTGGTTGGACGATGAGAAAAGAACCCAACTCATGGACGGCCTCCGAGAGGGTCGCGACCCCAAAGTGACGTGCGAAGCCTTGGGAATCTCCAAACCCGAATACGATAGGGCGCTCAAAGAGGGCTATCGTTGTCTGCTCATGCCATACAAGCAACGAAATGAGAGGGAAATGGCGATGGCGGAGTTCTATTGCGAGGCCAAGGGGTCTCTCATGGAGTTCGAGCGCAACCAAGTCGGGGTGATACTCAAATCCGCGGAGATGGGCGATTGGAAGGCGGCCGCGTGGCTTCTCGAAAGACGTATGCCAGAGATGTACGCGAAGAGGGAACTTCCGCCCATTAGGCCAGAAGCACCCGAAGCTCCTTCCATCAAAATCGAGTTGGTAAATCCGGAATCCGATTCCGAGAGAATGCTCAAACTTGAACGGGAGACGATTGCGGAAATCGATGGCAAGGTCATGGAGAAGTGAAGATGGCGGAAACGATCAAATTGACCTCGAAAGCCAAAGCGCTTCTCTCCTCCGACAAAATCTACAACCTGATAACGGGCGGACGAATCGGAGGAAAGACGAAAACCGCGGCCATCATATCGACTTTGTTCGCGTTCCAATTCCCGAACACCGACCAAATCTATTGCCGAGCTTCATACGGCTCGATGGCGGATTCGTGCTTCGCGGAATACAAAGACGCGCTGGACTCTCTCCCAAACGGCTTGGGGAACGAGTTCTCCGAGAGGCGCTCCCCTCTGCGCTTCGAGCGCGGAAACCTCAACAAAATCTATTTCATGGGAATCGGTGGCTCGAACCTCGACCGAACGAAGGGCTTCAAGCCCGACCACCCCATCAAGATCGTGGTGATGGAAGAAGCCCAAGAATTGCCCTCCCGTTTGCACTTCGACCAAACGCTCGCCTCTTTCCGGAGAAACTTCGGGAGAGACGCAAAAGTATTGATCCTTGGAAACCCACCTCCCCAAAAGGCGCATTGGTTCAACCAGCTCAAAGAGGAGAAAGCCAGAGACCGCGATTGGCTCGAACTCGAATTTACTTGGGAGGACATCATCCCATTCTTGAACGATTATGACATCAAGGAAATCCTCAAGTGCAAATACACGAACCGAGAGTACTACGAGTGGTTCTACATGGGACACCCGTCCGCTTCGCTTGGTAGCGTCTACATCATGTACAACGAGAACCGCCACAAATACACGCTAGATCAGGTGCGCCACTTCATGGAAATCAAGGGCGTTTACCCCGTTGGTTGCGTGATTGGAGGCGATGGCGCGGTAACGCGAGACTGCACATCATTCGTTCCGCTCATCATCATGAGCAACGGGCAATCCTTCGTTGGGCCGATATTCCACCACGACCCCACGGTGGACGGGGTGTTCGGCTCGCAGAAATTGGCGGATAACTTTTTGCAGAAATGGTTCGATGAGTTGTGCAAGGCTTGGGCATTGGGAACTCGCAAGGAATTGTACGAGACCCCTTATCTTAGGCAAATACCGATACTTATGGTGATTGACGAGGCTTCCGCGGACTTGCGCCAAGCGTGCAACTACTTCTTCTCTCCGCGAGCCTTGGTGAAGCCGATCAAAAAGAACCGAATCCCCCAAATGGTCGCGGTGGTGCAAAGCGCCCTATCCAACGATATGGTGAACATCATCGACTATGGGGGCTACTACGATTACGTGCGCCAAACTTGGGTGAACGCTGTGAACCCGTTGCACCATCAGCTACAAAACCTGCTGTGGAACGATTCTGGCACTGGATATGACCCAGCCCTTCCAAACGATGATTGCGATGCCTTCACCTACGCGGTGAACGCATGGTATGGGCGAATCGAGAATATGCAATGGTTCAACATCCGAACCTCAAGCGAGAAGATTTACGATTTCACTAGAAACGCGAAAACCGTCAGGTGATAGCCCATAAGGGCGGAAAGGAAAATGATTCACATGGACGAAAAAGAAAAGAAAGAGGCGAAAGCCGAAGCCGATGCGGACTACGAGAAGTTCGCGGACGCGGTGAAGAAGGAAACCACCACCATCTCCCCGAAAGACGAGGAGAAAATCAAGGCTTTCATGGAAAAGATGAATATGCCGATTGAGTTGAAGGACGAGGACATCCAAATGGGCGCTCGCGAGATTGACGTGCGCAATTTGTCCGTGAAAGCCTACCGCCAACTCGTATACAAGTTCACGGTGGCACAATGCGCGGTGCTCGACAGCATGAATCAATCCCTCGTGGACATCCAGCGCCTCCTGATGCTCGTGCTCAAGAAAATGGGCACGAAGGACGTTGTTGGCGAGTTGGACGAACTTTGCGAGGAAATCCAAAAGCAAGCAAAAGAACTCGCGAAAAAGAGAAAAGCGTAACGCATTTCGATTCCTTTGCCTTATAATGGGCGTGAAATTATCTAGGAGCGAAGCATGGAAGAAGAAAAAAGCGGATGGGGAACGTTCCAAAATTCCCTTCAACTCGCGATTAACAACACCTATTCGTATAACAACCAATCGAATCTTTTTTGCGCGCTCGTTCCGTCCCACTTGAAGGATTACGCGCAAAAGTACGTCCTTCCGTGTTGCCAATGGGTGGACGGATACGTGCCTGCGCTTCATGGAGACGGCTTTGGAATCGTTTCCACGCGTATCGCCACTTCCCTCATATCGGGAATGGCGAAGCAAGTGGTCGGTGAGAAGCCAATATTCAAGAACAAGGGAACGAACCCATGCCACGTTGGAGACAGCGCGGTTGCGATTTGCGACAAAATCTCCAAAGAAGGCGAGTTCCGAAAAGCCATGTACGGGGCGGTATCCTTCGCCATGACCACGGGGACTTCCCTCATCAAATTGAACTCAACCGCCTATGGAAAGCCGTGGTGGGAAGCCGTCCGCTTGGACAATTGCTATTTCACAACCGATTTTCGCGGTTGCGTGCAAGAGGCTTCCTTTTTCATCCGCAACTACGCGGACACAAGGGCAACGGGAGACGGTCAACGGGCTTCCTATTACCTCATCGAAAAGCGCTTCTACGAGACCGAGAAAGAGGGGAAAATCGAGGAATTGCCAGATGGAACTCTCCGCGTTGTGCGCAAAGTCGGTGAGAAAATCCCAATGGTTGCGTACAAAGTGTTTCGCTCATCTGGGCAAACGCTGAACAAAACGGACGGTCCGATCAATGCTGATTTGAGCGCTAGCGTACCATGGGCGGAAATGCCGAAATTCTTGCGGAACGCAATCCGAAATGATTACGGCGCTATCCGCTTGAACGAGCCTAGACCGCTTCCGTTCTTGAATCTTGGAGTTGAGGTGTGCCGTGACGGTGAAATTGACATTTCCGTTCCTACCGCCCAATGCTTCGGGAAATCGAAAATCATCGATGTGCAAAGCGATTTAATCAACTACGAAATCGCGAACGCGTACCGCCTGCGAGACGCTTACCTCGGGAAAGGCACTCTATATTTGCCGAAATCCATGAGCATGGGTGACTTGGTTGGAGCGAACCCAATGGTTCGGCCCAACGTGTATGGCGGATTGCCGGATTCCCCCGTTGAACTCATGAAGGGCATGGACGCGGAATCCCAACAAGCCATCGTGAAGCAATTCGAATTGCGAACCACTGAATGGCAAAAGATGATTGACGATTCGCTAAAAGCCATCGCAACGAAATGGGGAACTACCCCGAAAGCACTCTCCTCTTACTTGTCGCAAGGGGAAGCCCAGCAAACCGCAACGCAAATCGATTCCGAGGACGATATGTCCATCGCGTTCATCCAGCAAGAGCGCTCCTATTTCGTTGAGCCGTTCAACCGCTTGCTCGACACCACCCTAAATTTCTTGGGAGTAGAAGCCAACGCGGTTCTCACCTTCGGCAATCCATCCTTGGTGAACAAAGACCGCTTGCTCGCACGTGTTGAGAAAGAATACGAAATGGGATTGATTGACCTAGAGGAAGCCGTACGCGAGGTGAACCCCGACTTGGACGAGGTTTCCTTGAGGGCAAAAATCGACAAGGCGATGAAGCGCCAAGCCGAATTTGGCGGAATCATGGACGAAAGCGCCATGCAAAAGGAAGCCGATCAAGGCAACCAACTCGAAGATGGCCCGAATTTGGATTCGATTTTCAATGACAACGAGGACGACAATGGCGGAAACAATTTACGCGGAAGCACCTTCCCTACGCAAAAGCAAGGAAAGCCAGAAATATTCAACTGAGACCATAGAAAGATCTTCTAAAAAAAGAACCGAGATTTTGCTCTTGGCTCTTTTTTGCTTGCTATACCTAAAATCGAGATTTTTCTTCACCCGTAAAATGAACGCATTGCTCGCGAACCCCGAAAAGTGGCTTGGATTGTCCTACGAGGACGGAAAAGGGTTCGTTTTAGGGCTTCGTAGCGGTGGTTTTGAAGACTTGGAGGAGGTGAAAGCACTCAAAAAGGACTTCAAGAAACTCAAAGAGGACGAAAAGGAAGCAATGCACGGAATTTCTAACCCCAAAGAGTTCATCGACAATTTCAATAAGACCGAGTTCCACAACGTTATGGAGGCTTCCAAGCACCGAAAGTTGGTTCAAAACCCGAATTGCAAGGCCTACGCTAAGAAATTGCGCGAGAGAATCAAAGAGGAGGCGATGAAAGACCCCACGCACAAAGAGGAAGGGAAGCGCCAAATCTCCATTTTCGCGAAATCCGAAATCGATTTGAGGGCCGAGGAGCAACAAAAGAAGTTGGACGCGCTATTGAAGCACGGATATACGCTTTGTTGGCTCTCATCCCACGTGAATTGCTCGAAGCGTTGCGCCCCGTGGCAAGGAAAGTTGGTGGACATCCGCAATAAATCGAAAGACCCGTCCTTCAAGATGGGGAGGAAAGTCGATGGGAACGAGGTGTATTCGCTTCCTTCCATCATGGCTCAAACCGATAAGTACGGATACCACAACAACATCATCAACGGCTTCAATTGCCGTCACCATTTGATTCCCTACACGAAAGGTTCTAAGCCACCGAGGGCCTACACGGACGAGGAAATGGAGAGGGAACGGAAAATCGAAGCAAAGTTGCGCGAGATGGAACGGCAAATCCGCTATTTGAAGCGCATGGCAAAGTTGTATAATGACATCGATAGGAAGTTGGCGGAAACCTATGCCAACAAAGCCAAGGAAGCCACGAAGCGCTACAAAGCGTTCGCCAAGAAGCACGGCTACCAATGGCACTCCTACAGAATAGAGGTGTGAAATTATGCCAGTTAAAGTCGGTGGAAAAGGAAAACTCCAAACTTATGACCCCTCCACGGGGAAATTCGGTAGTGGCAACAAAGCCCAACCTCGGCAGGTTGCGGAGACCAAGAAAGCGGTTGTGACCGTGGAATACAATGGGCAAACCATCCAAATCGTTGGACCGTTGGAGCACGTCCAAGAACGGCAACTTGCCGAACCAATGCCGAAGGACAACTCCGTTGGTTTCAAGGAAGCGGTCAATAAATACGGGGCTTCCGCGAAAGACGACCAATAAAGCGTTGCAATATATCCTTTAAGGATATATTATTTCCTTGTAGGCCTAGTCAACCTACGTGGTTCTAATATCTCCTTAATGAGCGTTGGCTTCGGGAGCGCCACCTCCTTTCTTAACTTGTATGTCTTGTTCATAAAAAAAGTCGCAATACTCATGACTCGAAGCCAACAAACCCCATTGAACGCGATGTTGAGTTTTATTTTGTTTCCTCCGCATGGCGCGTTGGTGGGAAGCCACAAGTCGGATTTGCAACCCGATGAATGGCGAAAAAGCCCGTTCTTGCACAGGAGAACGGGTTTTTTGTTGCATTGTCTAAAAAAGTGTATAATACACGTGGCAATAGGTGGTCTCGCCAAGCGCGACTGCCGAAAATCATTTGTTAGAAAGGCTGTTCCATGAACAACAAGGAAAAATTTCTAAGCAAAATCGGGAAACTCATCGAGAAGGGTGGCATTTCCGAAGACGAACTCGCAACGTTCTTCGCCCCCGATGAAGACGAAGACCCGATGGAAGGCAAAGCCGAAAAAGCCCAGCCAATGGATGAAAACGCACAAGCGGAAGTAGCCGAAGGCGCGAAAGGCAAAGAAGCCGAGCCGACCGAAAACGCCCCAACCCCGACCGCAACGGAAGCACCCGTAGCCGAAGATAAGACCCCCGAAGCAGGGGGCGCTCCGACACCAGTCACCCCCGAAGCGACAATTGAGGCTGGAAATCCCGAGAACGCAGTGTCGATGGAGGCCGTCATGACCAAAATCGAATCTTTGTCTAAAGCGTTGGACGGAATGGCGAAAGAAAACGAAGCGTTGCGCACCGCGTTGAGAGACGCGAATGTGCTTCGCGACAAAACCGATGAGGGCCAAGACATTGGCTTGAGTGGATCTTCCGCGCCATCAGTCGGAACGAATGAGGGAATTGCGAGAACCCTCGACAAACTAAATCGCGGAAGGAGATAAACGAAAGTAGGATAAAATTATGGCTATCGAAGTAATCCAACAGATTCTCGCTCCCGATAACGCGCCTTCCATTAACCGCGTTCGTGCCGAAGCGAAAATTTCCCAAGCCCTTTTGGAAAATATGTTCCAAGGCTTGATTGAGACCGCGGGTCGCGGTGTCAATGACAAATACGTGACCGAAGAGGAAGCGAACACCAACGCCCAAATCTTCGTCAACCGCATTGTTCCGATCAAAATGAAGCCCCGTGAAATGGGCGCTACCAAAAATGGCGGTTCTTTCTCCCAAGACCAGCATTTCGTCCAAACTGAAACAGTTGGTATCGACATTCTCCAAGTTTTGGACGATCCCATCTTCGTTCCGAGAGCTCGCCAAGACACCATCAAGGTGGATATGCTCGCTAAGGAAGTTGACGTACACGGTCGCTATTTGAACACCGTTATCAATGGCGCTACCGCAGGAGCTCACCTCTTAAGTGCTTGGGAAGGCGAAGCTAAAGGAACTGGCTACAATGCAATCAACATTTCCGAAGATGATATCAAGGAAAAAAATGTTGCCCAACGCTTCATCGAGCTAAACTCCCTCTTGGACGAAGGAGACGATGCGCACGGAATCGACATTTTCCCCGAAAATGGTCGTATCGCGGTATTCAAAATGGGTTTCCGCCCCATCTTGAAAGCGGCCGGTATCCTATCAATTGGCGGTTCTAACTACGCGCAAGCCATCTTGAAGGGACGTTCCCTCGCGGAAGGCGCTCGCGACACCACTTCCGAGAACGGATATTGGGGTGACATCGATGGAGTTCCGTGCCACGGAATCTCCAACGAATCCCTCCGCCACGCTTCCGAGTTCTTGGGTATGCCGTCCACCGAACTCAAGAAAGGCTCTTTCGTTGGCTACATTGCCTCCGACTATGCCACCGCTCGCGGTGTTTCCATGATTGAAAGCACCAAAATCGTTGACGCTATCGCAGGGCAGGGATTCATCCTTCAACCGTTCACCAAATTCGGTGTGAAGTCTTGGTATCCTCTCGGCAACGCGCTTATGTATCGCGGCAACGCGGACAAAGTTGGATTCCTTTCCGAACTCAAAACCATCTTCGAAAAGAAGAATAGTGAGTTCAACGGAATTTCCTTCAAATTGAAGGGCGCTGGTAGCCGTCTCTTCCCGGTCTTTGGAGCGGTCACCGCTTCCAAAACGAGCGGAATCAAAGTCACCGCCACCGCCATGGATGATGCTAATTCCAACCACGTCATGCTTGGGCACTACGTCCAAACCGACGCTCCAGTGGAAACCGTTGAGGACTTCTACAAGGCTTGCAAAGCCAATGATGTCAACGATGATTTGACCTACTTGAATGGAGGAGCGACCACCGCTTCCACCATCACGGCTAGCAAGTTCATCAACGTCTTAGTCATTTCCGATGATGGCTCTGTTGCCTTGACCTCCGTCAAAGCCACCGCTTAAGGTTAACCCCCTTTGAGAAAGCCCCTATGCAAATAGGGGTTTTTTCGTGCTATTATGTTTCTATGAAATATTTAGAGCCAAAAACCGATGAAGAACTGGAATGGAACGGAGAGCAATTCGTTCTAACGCGCGCTTATTGCAAGCAACATTTTGACATTGCATACCGAGACGATGGAACGCTAGATAAGCGGAGAGTGAAGAACTCAAGGGTTGTTTACAACGCGATTCGAGACAAGTTAAACTCGAATAACGTACAAATGGGCTTGTATTTGATTAACGAAACCGACTCTGGTAGAAAGTTCATCAAAGACGTTTTGACGGAGCAAATGGAAGCGGACATCCAAAACGGTTACAACGATTTGGGAGTTACCTCCCCCATCAACATGGCAAATGGGCAAGTGATCGACAGGAACGCGATTCGAATCAACATTTTGTGCCCTAGCGCAGAAATGATTTTGGACAACTCATCCATGTACTTCCATTTCAATATCTTTACTTCGTTTTATTATCCGTGGAACATAAGGGCAATAATTCATGGTCTCAAGGGGTGAAACTTACGTTTTAAAACTATACAAGAGGGTTAAAAACTCCTCTTACGAATACGAGGACGTTCCCTCAGCAACTTTTCGTGGTCGCCCAGCGAAGCCATTGGAGAAAAATTCCTACACGTTCTCAAGGGGAATCGTCAACGGTTCCGATGATACCTACATTTTTTCAAGCAATATGCCCGAGGATATTTCCGATGGCGATAGAATCGAGTTCCTTGGTAAATTGTGGAGCGTCACGAGCGTTGGCGTGTATTTCGAGCAAGGGCGCTTCGTGAACGCAGGAATCATGGATTCCGGCAAATTGATGGCTAAATGCCCGAAGGGAATCACGTTGAAATGAGTTACAACTTCAAAAGGGATTGCCGAAATATCACAACGCACGTTAAAAGACCGTTTTTCAAAGGCGGTTGTATGCCTTTTGCTTCGGGAAATTTGGCGAACAATGCCACTTATGGCATTTTTTTGAACAACAACTTGTATTGTTTGACCATTTCTGACTTCATAGCGCCATATGCATACTATTTGAACACCGGAACTACACCACACGATATTCCGAACTCTTTCAACAAAGGTCCAGAATTTGGCATTGGCGGAAGGTTCAATGGAAAGTTCCACCCTGGTTCTAGAAAATGGGTTGGGTTCGTTGACGATGATTCTAGGGATAACACCGTAATCGGTTACGCTTTGAATTATTTCGAGCGTAACTATGGGGCGAAAATTTACAAAACGAAAGGAAGTAGGCATGGTTTCTAACAAATTATTTAAAACGTTTACCATCATCTTGCACGTTTGCTCAATGGTTTTGGGCATTGTTGCCCTTGCTTTCGTAGCTACCGCTTTTTCAAAGGCGGACTTGAATGTGATAAGCGATTACGTTCGATCTCAAACAGATTTTAGCGTTCCCGTAACTACGCAAGACTTCATTTTGGCTCTTAAACTGACGGGAGTTTATTCATCCGCGGTTAAGGCTTGTTGCTTTGGTTTGGGCGCTATCGTCACTTCGTTTGCAGGAAATATAATGGGGGTAATCGGAAATGTTGACCGTAAAGGAAATCGCTAAGGAACTTGATTCCATCCTCAATGGAACTTCGCCAAACATCCCAGAAGAAGCAACCCGTCCTTTTGACGGGGTGTTTTCCGTTAAGACTTCGGGCTATCACCTAGACCACGTTTATGACCCGAAAACGAAATCCAACTTCTTCCCCGTTTTCATGGAGAACGGAACGGGCGAGTTCAACCCGATAAAAGATTTGGAGCAAGTGGATTATTCGTTCCCCGTTTCCATCTATTTCCCCGTCCGTTTCAAAGACAAAATGCTTGCAATGCAAGAATATCTCGTAAAGTGCTTCGTTGGGCAAAACCCTTTGTTCTCCGTTTACGGAGACGATGGAAAAATCGCATATAAGCAAGGCGCGGTGACCAACATTTCCGCCTTTGAACTTGGGGAAATCACCGATTTGGATTTGGATCAATACGGGCAATCCCTATTGAAGCAACTAAACGCTTACATTTCCGAGCAATACAAGTTGCCCGTCAACACGATGGAGCCGTGGATTAGCCTTAATTTCACGCTATACGTGTCCACGATGAAGAACGCAAACGCGAAAGACGGATACGTTTACGGGAACGCGTTCAAAGAAGTTTTGACCATCACGAGGAAGAAATCGGACGGAACTTTGGAGGATTTGTCCGAGGAAGTGAAAACGGATACCATCAATCTCACTTACACCGCTTCGACTTCCTCCCAACAAGGATTTGAAATCGGTGGCAAGGCGGATAGCGAAAGTTCTTCCTTGCCTGTCACGAACGCTCGCGGAACGGGCTTTGAAGCCGTTATCAAGGACAACGATTTTTGGAATTACCTTCTTTCCATGTACTCAACTGGGAAACTATCAAGCGTTCCTGCTACCCTAGAGGTGAAATCGCGTAACGGAACTACCTTAACGGGATTGAATTTCTATATGGAAGTAACGATTGTCGATTTCCGAATGCCGATTTCCTTGGGAAGCCCCTTGAGCGCGACATTCAACTTGGTTAAAAAGGCGGTGGTGAACAATGGCTAGCAATAGTTCCTACTACATTTACATCAAAAACGTAAAGCAAGAGAATAAGAAAACCACTCCGAAAGCCCCGTCCGATTATGGCGGAGATTCCGACAAGGGAAATGGCGGAACGAAGCCAACTCCACCCAATGATGGAGGAGGCAAACGCGTTCCTTCCTTTGTTCCGTATTCGAGCCAAATGAATACGGTAGGCAAATTGTTTTCAAATGGAACGAGCGCTTTTGTAAAGGCTTCCATCAGCGTTGCAATACTTGCCAAAACCCTACAAATAGCGGAACAAACCACCACGGCAATCAACAATTACGTGTCGGTTCAAACTGGCGATTATTCCTCCAAATTGAAATGGGATAACTTGGATAGGGGAATCAAAAACGTGATTCACCCAATCTCTTCGTCCATCAACGCGTTTCTAACGCAAGAAGCGTGGGAGAGAAGCAATATGGCGAAGGACGAGCAACGAACCCTTTTGGGCGATACGCAAATCAACACTTTGACGAAGGGGGTGTGACATGAGGTTCTACATTTACCTAAAAGGGCAATGGGTTGAGAAGAAAGTCAACCTTTTAGCCGTACAAGAGGACGTGAAAGACGAAACGTTGGACACCGCTTCCTTGAACATCCTTGCGGACGATAGGGCGGAAGCGTACCCATCTCGCACGCCTTGCAAAATCATCGAGAAGGGAACTACGAAATACTTCTACACGGGAACGGACATGGTTTCCGCCTTTTCGCTTACCCCTTTGACGTACAAACACGCTCTTTCCCTCATCCAAACCACAAGGGAATTGTCTCACCATATCCTCCCGAACATGGTAATCACAAAGCCTAGGGAGAAAACGGAGCGCGTTTATTTCTCAACCACGAACACCTTGAATATCGCGCACTACACATCCGCGACCAAGCCAACAACTAGCGTTGACACGTGGAACGGCTTCTTGTCGAACGATTACGCGTACAACGAGGGTTCGCCAATCACCCCACGCGCAAGAAGCACCGGTTCTCGATATTGGGAAGAGCCTTACGCTTGCTCGAAGAACGAGAAAGTGGAGAAAGCGGTCTTAAGGCTTCGCTTTTCCGCCTTGCATATCACGGGAAGGGGCGTTGATTCCAATTTGACGGGCGAAATCGTCAACATGAAAAGAACGTTCAAGTCTCCCTCATGGCTTCAACCATACATTGAAATCTACCACACTCCCACGAACGTTTCGCAAATCGATGATGATGGGAAAATCCAAGATCGAGTAGAAATAGCCACCTATGATTTAACCACAACCTCTTGGAAGGGCGAATACATGGAAATCGCCTTGAACCAAGCAACGATTGACACAATCAATTCCTATGAAGATGGCTATATTTGCATTGACCTGAAAACCAAGGTTGTCGGGCAAGTTCCGAGCGCTTTTGGCGCAACCGCAAGTGCCCCCGCGACCTTCTACGCTAAGCTCTATGATCGATTGTTCACCGATGTGGACGAATACAAGAAGAACGGATACCAAAAGACCATGTTGAGCATGGAGTTGGTTTTCACCTATAAGAGAACTTTCCTATACGATACGCTCCAAAGAATCATAGACAGGCAACAATGCGAATATTCGCAAGGGAACAAGAAACCCCTTTTCAAATTGCCGACCAGCGGAGCGGATTACGATACGCTAACGAGCGTGGAAAGCCCCGAGTTCACCTTCACGAACCAAACAGTGTTCGAGGCGGTCTCGCAAGTGCTATCAACAATTGACGCGCTTCCAGAGTTCGTCACCACGCAAAACGCGGACGGATCAACAACGAACACTTTGAAAATCGACTACTTGAACGAGAGGGGAGAGAAGATTACCTCTCCCATCGTTGCTGGCTACACTTCTGGCTTCTCCGAAAGCAAATACGTGAACGGCTTGGTGTCGAACTATCAACGTGCGGAACTCGTTAGGACTTTCCCAACATTCAGCAATGGGAATGACAATTACGTTGGGGTTCGCCTAAAAACCTATGGAGTTCCAGAATTGCAGGACTTCGCCATGACGATGGACAAACCCATCAAGTACATAAAGCGCTTGGAAGTGAAAACCAAAGTGGGCTTTTTGGGAGTTTGGCCCAAAGAGAACCCATCTTGGGATGAAGAGTGCTACCGAGGCGATTGCTTCGTGCAAATGCCCATTGACGTTTCCCCATTCACCTTCGAGGAAAGCGTTTATTCAAGCGCTTTGAGCGACCAAGGGCAATATCCTTCGCCTAACCACAATATCCGCTTGCAAATGAATTGCTTGCATTTCATCAAGGGTTCTAAGTACATTGACTTGGGCAACAAGCAAACCAACCAATGGAATCGCGTTTATTTGACTTTTTGGCGGTGTTGGCAAGACGCTTCCTATAGAAAGTTTGGCGAGCACGCGCAGAATTGCCCGACCGATGATCAAGTTGTAGACCCGTTCTTGACGTTCGAATACCCAAGCCAAGGAGACTACTCTGAAATCTTCTATCGTTGCGAATACGCTTCCGATTTGGACGGGCGCGTCCGCGTTGAAAGCCCCGTTGCGAAAGCCGATGGGGAAATGAATGTTTCCGCTAGTGGCGCTTCCATCGATTTGGGGAAGTTGGGCGTGAATATGCTCGGAATTTCCATGCGCACGGGAGTTCCAACCATGACTTGCAACCAAGTGATGAGCACGTGGGAAAAACGAATCCTCAAAGGGCAAACCACCGAGAGATTCGGGCACACGTGGGTGGCGAACAAATGCGACTACCAAACCATCGGGGATGGAATCATCAAGGGAACGATCGAGTTCACGAGAGACTTCAACGGTCTTTCCCAAAGAATCGCCTTAGACCAAAACAAGCGCTTCTCGAACATCTCGGAATCCATCGTGGAGAAATGCGAAGCTATCGTCATGAACTACGCGACATTCTACCCATCCATTTCAACCAAAGCCGATAGTGGCTTCAACGATGAAAAGAAAACCCCATTCACGGGGATTGCCTTTGGCGGAATCATGATGAAGGGATTCGGAAGCGCTTATTCTGGCGAATCCAAGAACGTGGATTTCGCTAGATATTACCTAGAGCCTTCAACGAGCGGAGTTCGCGACATTTACATTCCACTATCCGTTTATGGCGCTGGGAATTGCATTTGCTTCGAGACCGCCTTTGATAGTCCAATCTCCGCTGGAATCAAAATGGAAGTGAAGTCGGATAGCGAGAATGACAAGTGGTGGAAGGGGCTTCAAACCGCCACGGGCACGAAGCAATACTTCGGAAAAGATGTTAAATGCGCAGATTCGGAAGGTTATGCCGAAACGGTTTCTATAGACTACGTGATGGGTGACAATGCTACGTTCTCGCATGAGTTCCCGATTGTCTATGACCGCAACACCACCAAAGTCGGAACGCTGAAAGACCTCAAATTCCGCAAAATGCCGAACGAGATATTCGCGCTCAATTATGAGATTGCCCTTTTGAGCCGTTTCCATGGCGATAAAGAGGTTTTCTTTGGAAAAACCTTCATGGATATGTTCAAGGAGCAAAAGCCAAACCACAAGTGCTTTGTGTGGTTTGGCGGAGAAGATTCCCATAAGTACACCCCGATGGATACGAAAGCAAAGGGGCATAGGATTCCCTCTCCGCTGGACATTTCCTATCGGGAAAGCGATTTGGCGGATGATGGAAAGTCCAAAGACGTTGTTATCGAGTTCAAGTTGTCGGCTTTGGCAATGCAAGGAGTTCCACCGGTGTTCACCTCATTCGCCATCGCGGACGAGAACCAAAATATCTTGGTTGCGTGCAATTGGGATAATTTGTTGTCTCATGAAGCCGTTGTGCCATGTTTGCATTTCAAAATCGATTCCGAACGCATACAATAGGGAAGTGAGGTAGTAATATGTACATTATCTTCAATAAAGACGGATCGGTTTCCGAAAGCCAGTTGACGGACTACATAAACCAACATTCGGATGGTGTCAATTTCATTGACGTTTCCATTGTTGGCAAAAGCGTGGACGAATACACCGCGGACGGGAACTTCAAATTGCCCAACAACGAAGTTGTTTCCCTAACGGGAGCTTTCACCAACAAAATAAAGACATCAACGGGGGTCTATGAGGGCTACCGAATCACCATAACCGCGGTGGTTACGGAATACCAAGGAGACGTGGCTCTTTCCATCCAAGTTTTCAACTCGGACAAGACCACGCTATTCACCTACCCCGTAACGCTATACGTAAACGAGACAACGGGGAGGGGAGGAGACCCCATCACCCAAGACCAATACGAGGCTCTTCGGGCGATGATGGCGGACTACCAACTCCAATACGCTCGCTCGAATATGCGCTCCTACGATACGCTCGCGGAAGCGACCGAGGACTTGCCAAACCTATCCGAGGGGCAAATGATTCTTGCGAAGGAAACCGCGGACAGCGAGACGAGTTCCGTTTTCCAAAAAATCGGAGACAAACTCGAAGGGGTTTCGCTCGATGGATTGGCGGTGGACAAGTTCCTTAGAAAGAAAAACGCGGAAGGCGAAGGCTCTTTCGCATGGTATGCCAAAGGTGAGGGAGCGCCCGTTGATTTCACGCTATATTCCGAAACGCTTAAGCAAATGCAAGAAGTCGCAGGAGTTGAGCAATTCGAGCCGATATTCAAGTTTGAGGGGAACTATGTTGGCCCTGCAAATTTAACGTTGCGTTCCTTCATCAATTCTCCGAAAATCACGTTCAATGGAAGAAGTCCCTCGGCTATGGCTACTTCCGCGGTATTCACTTTGGACGGGCTTTCGCTCAACAACAACCTAATACGTTGGGTGGCCGATAGTTATATGCCAGTATCAGGGGAAATTTTCCTCACTTCGCGATTGCTTGGGCAAAGAGGAGGCAGGGGTGTCGCTTCCTTGGACTTTGACGGCAAAATCCCCACTTCCCAACTTCCGTCCTACGTGTCGGACGTTTTGGAATTTCCAACCTTCAACGATTTCCCAACCACGGGCGAAGTGAACAAGATTTACATCGCATTGGACACGAACAAAACCTATCGTTGGGGCGGAACGGTCTACGTTGAAATCGGCTCTTCCCTAGCGTTGGGCGAAACCTCCGAGACCGCTTACGCAGGCGATAAGGGCAAGAGGAACGCGGACAACATCACCGCTCTTCAATCGGAGAAATTAAATAGGAAATCTGGGCTTTCGGTTACTCCCGAAACCCTTGTTTACGCTTGCGAAGCAGGGGGCGCGGAATCGTCTTACGCTGACAAGTTCATCCAAGCGAGCCTTCAAAATATCGGAAATTCCATTCCCATCAGGGCAGATAATGGGGCGATTTACGGTCGTTCTTCCCAAGTGAGCGAAGACCCCGAAATCGCTCACGTGTTGAATTACGAACTCATCACGAAGGCATACGCGGACAAGGAATACGAAGGCAAAATCAAGACGATTGACGCTACTATTACAAGCACTAGTGGAAATCAAACCGACTTTAGCATTGGGTCAGAGCCAAATGATGAGATTTTCTTTTTGAATATTCCAGACCTTGGAAAAATTTTAATGACCGTTTTCGCCTCAGAGACGAAATTGTACGCAGGATTCATTTTTTCAGGCGCTATAAGTTATGTTGTTATGATTGAAGGAACAACTAAAAGCGGTTCGGTAATTGCTTTGCCAACTGGTTTTTTGCTTGCAGCCGATTCTACGCAAAACGGAAAATTCCTCTCCGTAGTGGACGGAGCACCATCGTGGAGCGATATTCCCGAGAGCGGTTCTTCCGTTACCATTAGGAGGTGGTGATTATGGCATTGTACTTAGGAAGCAAAAAAGTCGCGGTGACGAACACCGTTGAGAAGCAAATCACATCGATGAAGGCTTTCTTCGAGGCTGGGGGTAAGTGCGCGCAAAGTTTAGCCTCCTCATTTGAAGGGTGCTGGAAGTATGACGATACCGCTAATGTGACGGACATGAGTTCCATGTTCATTAATTGCTCAAACCTCACCACCGTTCCATTGTTCGATACATCGAAAGTGGAGAACATGAATTCCATGTTCAATTATTGCTTCAAACTCACCACCGTACCTTTGTTCGACACATCGAAAGTGACGAACATGTCTTACATGTTCAATAGTTGCTCAAACCTCACCACCGTTCCATTGTTCGATACATCGAAAGTGGAGAACATGAATAGTATGTTCTACTATTGCTCCAGCCTCACAACCGTTCCGCGATTCGACGCATCGAACGTTACGAACCTGAATTCCATGTTCAATTCTTGCAAAAAACTAGAAGCAATCCACATGGTTAACATCAACGCGCAGCTCGACATTCACTATTCCACCAAATTCACCCGTGAGGCTCTGCTCGAAATCATCGGCAACCTCAAAGCACAAACGAGCGGAACGAAAACCCTAAAAATGGGTTCTACGAACCTCGACAAACTCACGGACGAGGACAAGGCTATAGCCACGAACAAAGGATGGACATTGGCATGATTTACAACGAAAAGACTAGGGGGTTAGCCCCCAAAGAGGGCTATGCCCTCAAATCGAAGGACGGGGAATTGCTCTCCGACTACGAAATCTTCATCGGGAAGTTCTCGAAGCCGAGCGACTTCGAGGAAATCACGATGGAAGAATACAACGCTCTTTTGAAAGAGCAGGAGGAGAAGGAAAATGCCGACCGACACGAAATTGAATAACTTGGTTATAAACTACTTGACCCAAGCCCAATATGACGCAATCGCCACGAAGAACGAGAACGAATTGTATCTGACCCCCGATTCCACGGCACGCTACAAGCACGTGGTGAACCTATCGTTTGAAGAAGCAGGTGTCAAAAAACTCTCCGCGCTCTTCACGGGGTACAACTCCTCGAACGAGCCAGTGACAACCTACGAAAAACTGACGAAATTGTTCGGGGGCGAGACCCTCGAACTACACGGGAAGGTGATTGTCGATGGCACGGTGCGAGACACGAAGTACCTTGATTTGCACGGTGGAGGAATCAACACCGACAACATCGCCTACTACGTGGGAACGGGGGACGACCCGTTGGCGTTGGTCTCCATCAACCTAGACCAATTCGTTGGATTGACCATTGCCGATTCCGTGTGCTTGCCGAAATGAGGTAATAGAAAATGAAAAGAGCGATAGTCGAATACGATGAACTCGGAAACCCCGTCAAATTGACGGACGTGCGCGAGTTCCGAGACGATAGCGTAGAGCCGTTCAAAGCCCTATGCGCAGGCAATGCAAAAAAGCGCGATGAGCGTTTGAGGCAAGCCGAGCAAAAAGCACTCCAAAAGGAGAACGAAGCCAAACTACGCCACAATGCCCAATCCGCTTGGATTTCACGTTTGTGGCTCGAGAACGCTTTGGCGAACGGAACGGTGACCATGACGGAAGAGCAATACGAGGCATTTGAGACGGCTTTCGGCACGGGGTGGGGCATTGACCCAACCTCCATGCCCGAAGAGTTCCTAGTGCCCTACAACGCGCTTAAGGAGGATTGATTATGCTATTAGAAGCAATCTCTACCATTTCAAGCGAACTCACTTCGGAAATCACGAGCGAAATCACCTCCGATATGAGTTCCGTTGGGGAAGCCGTTTCCTCCTCCGAGGGGATTGCCATTCCCCCGTCCGTCCAACCAGTAGCCGATTGGATTCAAAAGGCTTGGGAGTGGATGAACCAACCCCTTCCGATTGTCGGGTTCTCGCTCATCGCGGTAATCATCTTCCTTTGGCGCTTCCTAACCACCACTTCCGTGGGAAAGAAAGCCTTGAAGAAGATGAACGATGCCTTTGAGCAAACCAAGGCCGACACGGGGAAAGCCCTTGACGAGTACCGAGCCGAGAACGAAGCCTTGAAGAAGCAACTCGCGGATAGCCAAGAAGATATTCAAAACCTCCGAAGCGCGCTTGAAATCGTTTGCGCGAACTCTCGAAATAAGAACGTGAAGAACGCTTTGAACGAAGCCGATAAGCGCAAGGAAGAACCCGTTGAAGAGGAGGCGACCGATAATGGAAAAGAAGCAGAAAAAGCAGAAGAAGCCATTAACGGCTAGCCAAGAAAAGAGGAAGTACCGCGCTTTGCAGTACACCCTCTTCGGAAGCGAGTTCATCTCAATCTTCGCCCCCTACATCGTAATCGGGGCGGTGAACTTCGATGAATACTTCGTCTACAACCCCGAAGGATGGAAAGTTGGCACGGGCGGAACTATCGCCATGGCGCTCATGGGCATGACGATTTGGCTTATCGGCAAGAAGAAGGACGATGATAATCCCAAGACTTCGGGTTTGCTAACTCTCGGCCTTGGGTGGCTTGCCGTTGGGTTCGTGTTCTTCATGCTATCGTCCATCTTGGGCGATATTGCCATGATTATGATTTGCGGTGCGCTAGGAATCTTCGGGGCGCTAGGCCTCAACGTAGCTTCCCAAAACATGAAGGAAAAAGCCGACCTCTATGACGAAGCCATCAAAGAGGTGACCAAAGACACCATCAAGGACAAAGTCAAAGACGATATTCAAAAGAAAGTCCAAGAGGAGTTCCAAGAGCAAACATACCACCCCGTGGACTAAAACCTTCTAGAGGGCGATTTAAGCCCTCTTTTTCTTTTGTACGGGGAATTTGTCCATCGAAGTCACGAAACGCTTCAACGGGCCGTTAAAACGCTTTCTTGGGCATTTGCGCTCAATCAATGGAGGACTATTCCATTCGGAAGAACGCTACCGCCCCTAAAAACAACCTCCGTAAATCGAAAAGGCTTCCCAGAAAATACAAGTGATGGAAAACCTTCTCTATGACCCCCTAGAGACTATTTTTGCAAATGTGGAAAACTTTTGGTTATTGTGGAAAACTTTTTGATTCAATGTGGAAAAGTGGAAAACTTTTGTGGAAAAGTGGAAAACTACCACATGAAAGTCCGTTAGAAAATTCTTTTTTCCGTGCGCGTTCGTTCTTTGCCCCGTAAGGGGCAACTCCGCTCCTGCTCATGAATTGGAAAGGATACGGCTTTTTTCGCGCACGATTAAAGAAAGTAACGGATTTCTTTTTTAATTGCGTTCATAGTAAGCAATTGCATATATGAGTAAGTATTGTTCAATTAAACACTCTAACTTATTCTTAAAAGATTCTTAAGAGAACCTTCTTTTCGTTCTCTTTTTTCTTTCCCCTAGAAAACCATTAAGGGAGAGTGCTTTTGTCCTAGGGGAAACCAAATGGGAGAAAACTTGCAACGGGAAAGCCTAGGGGCTATCATAGCCAATATGGAAAGCAAAAAGAAAAAATGGATAGCGTACCTAGCAACGGGGTGCTTCCTAATATTCGGCCTTGCTTGCTTCGTGGTGGGCTATGGGCTTCTCGATGGTTGGGAAGCCGTCTTAAAGTGGTTCACGAGCGATTACGCAATCTTGGCCTACGTTGCGTTAGGTCTCTATGGCATGGGGGCTTTCATCCTTTGGTGGGTGGATAGGAGCGTTGATATATGAACAAAGACAATCTCAAAAAGAACTTCAACCTCAAGAAAGCCATGAAGGGCTTCACCATCGTGATGGGCATTGCTCTCATCGTGTTCATGACGGTGGCGAACATCACCTTCGACACCGGAAAGCTCAATCTCAAGGAATACATTTGTAACTCATTGATCCTTGTCGGAATCATGGTCTTTGGCTTGGTTATGGGCGAAAGCGTTGGCGAGGATAGGCAACTCGAAAAAGTGGGCGGAATCTATCAAACCAACTTGGGAGAATACATGGCGGTTAGGCGCTCGATTGAGCCGATCGAAATCTATTTCCCCCAATTCTACCAATGGTACAAGGAGAAGCGAGCATACATTAAGAAAATCAACTTCTTGGTGGACGAGGGGTTCGATGAGGAATGGGCGCACGCAATAGTTGACCATCTCGAAGAAGGGGAACTCCCCATGCTAGAAGTCCAATCCATCCGCAAAGACGATGGCACAATCATCAAGAAGGTGACCGAGCGCCAAGCCAAGGTATTGAAATACGTGTTTGACGGGTCTTTGAAACTCGAAGCCCCTTCCTACGTGTATTACCTATCCGCGCACGGCAAGGCGAGCAACCGCGATATTCTCGAGCAACCGAAAGCCTTTGCGAAAGAAATCAAAATCAACAAGGGAGTGAACCGAGCCTTGAAGATTGTCGCTTCCCTCTTCATCTCGTTCTTGTGGTCTACCATGACCGTCCGAGAGTTCATGAGCGGAAACAATGCGCAAGCGTGGTTGAACCTCATAGCCCGTTTGACCGCGTTCGTGACCTCATTTTGCTCTGGTTGGGCAACGAGCGTGATTGACGTTAAAATCCGCGCTCAAGTGCTCGAAAACAAGACCGAGATTCTTCGTGGATTCCAATCGTGTATCGACAAGAAAGAGTTCACTCCAAAAACCTACGAAGAGTTGGCAAAGGCTCAATACGAAGCCGAGGAAAAGGCGAGGGAGGAAGCCATAAAGAATGTGGTAATCCCCGAATCTGAAGCCATTGGGATTGAAATGAAATAGCGCTCAACATGGGCGCTTTTTGTTTTTTAAAATTTTTTTCACTTCCCTATTTGACAATCCCTAAGGGCTAGTTATATAATATATCCAGTTCTTAAGGAGGAACTAAAAATGAAAATAAAACATTTTCTTAACTACGTGAACGGTTACAAAAAAATGCGCGTTATCGACTTTGCTGGTCGCACCCTTGCAGAAGGCGATTCGAGCGAACTCTGCTACAACGAAGTAGCAGAAAAAGAAGTCTATTTAATCACCCCAAAAGAAGGGTTGTTTATCGTGACCGTTAAGAGTCGCTAAGGAGAAACAAAATGCCGAATTTCATCAAAAATAGATTGACCATAAAAGGAAAGAACGCCAAATCAATAATCCAAAAGCACCTCGACAACGATGGCGACTTCGACTTCAATACCATTGAGACAATGCCCGATGATTTGAGAATAGAATGTGGCCCTAGAACGAGAGACGGGCTTAAGTTATATATCGCTTCCATCACCTCTCCAGAAAAGATAATTGATGAACACAAAGTCGAAGAATTGAAAAAGAGAAACGAAGGGAATTTGGAAGACACCATTAAACTTGGAAAACGCGCGTTCGAGAATCTCCAAAAATACGGATTCGCCACTTGGTTCGATTGGAGTATTCATCATTGGGGATGTAAATGGAACGCAGGGGAAACGAAAATCGATGGCGACACGATTGAGCTTCTCACCGCTTGGACACCGCCTACCCCCATTATTCAAAAACTTGCGGAAATGCACAAAGATTTCTCGTTCGAGCATGAATGGGCGGACGAAGACAATGGACGTGTCACTGGAAGAGCCGAATACAAAAACGGAACGTGCGTATCCTTTGAGCAATTCGTTGCGGATTCAAAAGAGGCTTACGAACTCTCGTTCAAACTATGGGGAAATGCCAACGAATTCCGCTTTAACAAAGAGACCGGAACTTACGAATATATAAAGGATTGAAGGAGAAAGAAAATGAAAATGACTAAACTCGAATTATTGAATTACTGCGATAAGTGCATTTCCGAAAACAAAATGTTGCCAACGTACTACGAAGTGGAACTCATCAAAGAAGAAGACCGCTTACCATATACGATTGGATATTTCACCGATCGCGAAGAGGCAGAGGAGTTCTTTGAAACCGAGAGGTTCAATGAACGGGACGGAAAACGGTATTCGTTGTGCTTTTTAAAGTACAAGGGCGATTTGCTGTTAGCCTCGGAACGTAATCAAGTACAATGCGGAAGCAAAATCATCCTCCCAATCAAACCTGAATATGCGGAGAAAATCCTAGACGATAAGAAGTGGTTCGAATATCGTAGGAAATTGCCGAACCACCATGTGTCCAAAATCGTCATTTACGAGACTGCTCCAGTGAAAAAGGTTGTTGGCGAAGTAAACGTATTAAAAGTAATAAAAGACTCGCCATACAATCTTTATGAAAGAACCAAAGACCATTCGGGAATATCGTTGGAAGATTACATTGAGTACTTCAACGGGGCGGACGTGGCATACGCATACGTTCTCAGCAAACCAATGAGATTCCCCGAGCCGATCGGCATTGAGGAATACGGATTGAAGGGAGTTCCGCAATCCTACGTTTATTTAGGATAATAACATGAAAACCGAAGAAGAAAAGAAAGCGTTGGAAGATGCTCAAAAGAGGGCTTTGGAAACTGGGGAAGCTTCCCTACCAATCGAGCCGCAAAAGAAATTGTACGAGCCTACCGCTTCCCTCCCTCAAAAGAGGACGATGAACCGTGGAGAGCGGAAAGGATACTTGAACCCCCTCTTTGACAAGGGTTACGGATTCAAGCCAGAATACGATGGATTGACTTGCCTTTGGGTGATTTACGTGGTTGATATGCACATACCGTCAAAAAGCGGTTTCCTCATGCAACAAGCGCAAGCTTTGTGGAGAAGGCCTAAGTTCACCACCCATTTGAGCGAAGCGTGGAAGAAACGGTGCACCGGAGAGGAAATCTTGGACTTCATCGCGAGCCACCGCGAGACGATGAACCCTAGATTGTTCTTAGTTCCAATGAGTTACAAAGAAATTGAGCACTATCAAAAATTCGCCGATCCATTGCCTTACGATGAATCGCAAGTGAAGAAGAATCTAAAAAATGCCGAAATCAAATTCTATTAAAGGAGAAAATTAAAATGACAATGAGCGAAGAAGCGAAAAGAGAAGTCGAACTCTTTAAGAAAAAACAAGACATTTACGGACAAATGTGTGCGGATAGCGCCTTAAGAGCGTTTATGTCGATGGCAAAAGACAGCCATAGCGGATTTAGTTGGAATATTACTACTCATCTTCTCACGAGATTGTTGAATGACTTACCCCTCACCCCGATTGTCGATGAAGACTTTTTAGACCAAGAGGGGATAACGCAAGAAGACCCACGCTACCTAAAAGAACAGGGTCTCAAATCCGATCTTTCTTGCAATAGGATGTGTTCCGTTTTCAGAAGGGAAACACTTGATGGGAAAGTGACTTACAACGATGTCGATAGGGTTGTTTGCTATGACGAAGAAGACCCCAAGAAAATACCATTCATTTCCTCGGTTGGTTCGAGATTGGTGAACAAGATGTTCCCGATAACAATGCCATATTATCCGCCAGTTGAGAAATACATTGTGATGTTGAAAGACGATAAGCCCATTTGGGTGAAAACGCCCGATGGCGAAAAGATAATGGTGAACGAAAATGACAAATAGACAATTAGCGACCTACAACCTCATCTTGAAAAACTCTCTTCAAGGCAAAGTCACCACCCAAGAGGAAATCGTGTCGAACTACCAGAAAGCGACCTATTCGGACGGTTACAATTACTCCGACAACCCAAAGGTGCATGACAAATGCTTTCAAATCTGGAGCGATGTAACCGCCATCAATTGCGATTGGGGAGCGGACAAAGTAATAATCATCGACAACTTCACCTACCACATGGGCAACTTGGAGGAAACGCTAGCCTACCGCAAGACCCTCAAAGACAAAGCCATGAAAGCCTTGGTGAAGGTATCTTGCATTACGAAGAAAATCCGCAAGGACGGGCAAGGGATTATGGCGGACAATGCCGAAGAGGGCGAATTGCTCGCCAAGCGCTTTGTGGATTCCTTTGTGGAAAACTTGGAAAATAGCCCTTGCAACTAGTCCAAGGGGCTAGTATAGTTATGGGGAAGGAGGTTCTAAAATGGAACTAATTAAGACGATTGAAAACCAATTGCCCCAAGTGGACTTGCAAGCCATCTCGGACAAGGCATTGGAAATGGCAGGACATCTAAATGCCCTAGCCATCACCGAGGACAACGCGACCTCGTTGGAGGACTTGCGCACGCAAGCCAACAAATTCATCAAGGGAACGAAAGATTCGCTTAAGGAAGCCAAGGAAGCGTTTCTAGAGCCATTCACCGCGGTGGAGCAAAAGGTTCTGGAAGCAATAAAGCCCCTTGAACTCGAAAACAAGGACTTCTCCGCGAAGATTCTCGAAGTGAAGAAAGCGAAGCGCTACAAGGAAGCCAAGTGCTACTACGATTCGCTAATCGCGCCAAACGAGGACGGGGAAATGCCCTACGCGGAAATCCCGAGCTTCGATTCGATTTACTTGGAGATTCCGCAATCGGCTTCCAAGGAGACGATTCACCACTACATTGAGAACGCGTTGGAATTGGCCCAAAAGACCACCGCCAACGTGGAACTCAAAGGCTCTCGCAACGCATTGCTACAACTAAGGCAATACGCTCAAAGCCTAAAAATCGATTGGACGTTAAAAGAATAAAAGGAGAATTTGTACAATGGATAAAGAATATTTGGATTTATTGGCCGATAAGTTCGCCAAGGCAAGTGCTTGGAGGGCTTCGAAAGAAGACATCGATTGGAAGGAAATCAAATACAACACGAAAAGCGGTAAAACGGTCACCGTCCAACTAGCCTACTTGAATTGGGCGGTCGCTTGGAGGGCAATGCTCGAGATCTACCCGGACGCGAACTTCCGCATTATCGAGGACGCGTTAGGCAACCCCGTGTGGAACGTGAATGGGTTTGGGTTCGTGAAATGCGCGGTGTCGGCTCTCGGTGTCGAGCGCGTTGAAACCTTCCCCATCATGGACAATAGAAACGATTCCATGCCAATGGACAAAATCGATGGAAGAGACATCAACGATTCCATCCAGCGCGGTCTAACCAAATGCGTGGCTCGCTTCGGAGTTGGCTTGTATATCTACGAGGGCAAACTAGAAGCCCCCAAGGGAACGAAGTTTGAGGAAGCCGAAGCTAAAGAGCCGAACCCGTACACCGCCAACGCAGGGTATGCGGTTAGACCTGCTTCCCACACTTACGGGAAAGCAACCGACAAGCAAGTGGCGTTCATCAACCGCCTATTGAGCGAGAGGGGGCTTAACTTGAATGACTTCGTGGATAAATACAAATACAATCCCATCGACACCTTCGAGAACGCTCAAAAGGCTATCATGCTATTGCAAGGGATTAAGAAGTCCTATCAACCGCAACCCACTCAACAAGGATTGTACGAGGCTTCCTACGAGGTGCAAAAGCCAGCAGAGACTAAACCTGCCGAGCAGCCGAACAAATTCGTCACGGAGGACGAAATGCCCTTTTAGGAAGAAAGTTATTGAAAAAGATAACCCGATTTGCATAAAAGCGTAAGTCGGGTTATCAAAATATATAAGAAGGTATATATCAAATGTATAACAAAGTTATCTACGAAGGTCGATTGACCAAAGCGCCAGAAATGGCAGGAAACCAAAATAGATGGGTGGCTTTCACGGTCGCTCAATCCTACAAGACGAAAGACGGTGCGGAGGAGACGATGTTTCTCGATTGCACCGCCATGGGCACTACGGGAGACTATTGCATTAAGTATCTAAAAACGGGAGACTTGATTCTCGTTGACGGTCGCTTGTCGGTTCACCCATACCAAGGAAAAGACGGCTCGAAGCGATTGGGCGTGAAGGTCTACGCGGATAGGGTCGAGTGCCTATGCCATGCGCAACCAAAAGGCGAGGCCAAACCGCAACCGCAAGAACAACAACCGCTCTCTTACGCGCCAGCCATCGAGACCGCGCAATTTGTATCCAGAGCGCCAACGAAACCGCAAGAGAGAACCATTCCGAATATGCGCTCGCAAGCCATTGAGGAATTGTCGGAAGATGATTTGCCATTCTAAACAAAGTGAGGTGATAATATGATCGGATTGCAAGAGAAAAACAAACTTGGGGGAAAGGCTTTGGCCGAAGCCCGTAGAAAAAAGGGAATGACCCAAGAGCAAGTGGCGGAGGCCGTTGGGGTTTCCATTTCCCACTATACCCATTTGGAGCATGGTGACAAAAGCGTTTTCAAAATGAGCGGCCCTCTGCGCAAAGCTCTCAAAGATTTACTGGGGTTCGATGCCTATGGGATTTGATAGAGCGAAAAGGGAAGGGATTGAGCAAGAAGCTTACGATGAGTTCGAGTCCCTTCCTTCCATTGGCCCAAAAGACCTCACAAGCCCATATATCAAGATTGCGGTACGAATGTCCATGGGAACAAGTCCAAAAAGCCCAATGTCCGGCTACGTGGTCTATGATGCGGAAATCATCCAAATGACCCCAAAGACGATTCTCCTATTCCCGTTGGGCACGGTTTCGTTCAAGGGGCACGGGATTCCACCCAAGTGGCCAATCCATTACCACATAGTTGGCAATAAGAGGATTAAGATCCTTGAGCAAAAAGCCCCAAGCGTTAAGAGGGCTAGACCGTGCTAAGGGAGTTCCATCGAATCGCCTTGTCTGGAAAGACCATGTTCGATAGCACCGCAGGGCGATACTTCCTTGTGGCCAAAGCCCAAACCATGAAGCAAAAGTCAATGGGAGGAGCGTTCGTGGCTTTGTGCACGGTCGATACCATTCGAGACGATTACACGCAATTCAACGTGTTGGAGATTGTGCGAGACGATGGCGGAACGGCTTGGAAAACCCTTAAAAGCCCCTCTACGCGCTTAAACGGCTCATTAGTGGAGTTATTGCCCACGAACGCGCTCAAAGAGCCTAGAACGGTTATTCTGGGGCAATCGCGTTCGCTCAATACATTACGGGAGATTATGGTATGAAATTTGAAAGAAAATATTCTTTAATGCCAAGCCTAAAGTATCCCAAGCGGATAAGGCCTATTTTGGTTTATAACTACGATGGAGATAAAGTTGAGAAGTATGAGGTGCATATCGACAAGAAGGGAATCGAGCGACACAACATGATGAAAAAGAATGAATCCGATTTGAAGGATTTGCGAGAATTGGTAAGGCTATTGAGCCAAGCCGTAGCAAGCAAAAACCACCGAAAAGAGGAATGGGAAGAAATTGACGAAAGGTTTTATGATGAGCACGAGTACAAAAGAATGAAAAGTGCTCATTATATGTTCCTTGATACGGACTACATGAACATCCGTGCATACATAAAAATGTGCATTAAAATCTTAACCGAAATGGGAGAAGAGAATGAAAAAGAAAAAGAGCAAACAAAGAAGGAGGAGGATTACGGAGAATTTATTAAACCTAGAGTGATTGGAGAATCTAAGAAGGAATAGCAAATGACGATTGTTTCATTCTTCCTATCGGCTCTTTTATGCTTGTGTTGCCTGTCTATAATGCTCACACAACAAGGGGCATTACAAATCGTGGCATTGGTTCTCATGAGTTGTTCATTCTGGCTTTGCATTGGCATATTAACCCATTGGATTATGGTTGCCATAAAAGCCTTGCTCGATTATTATAAACGCAGGTGACGAGAGAGATACTCGTTGGGGGCTTCGGCCCTCTTTTTTATTTTTTCAAAATGCTATTGCAATCGTTCTAGGGGCTAGTATAATGGTGGCATGGAGGTTCAAGTAATGAACAAAAAAAGACTGGTTACGCTTAACACCTTAAAAGCGATGAAAGAAGCGGGATACGATGTGTACGAAAGCGATGGCATGGAGTTCGCCTTTGCCTATAAAGACTACGAATTGGACGGTGAGGTTGTCGGGAGCGTTATGATCCATTGGAACACGATGGACGATTCCATCTGCAACATCTATGGAGACCCAATCACCGCGAAGGACATTAAATTCGATGTGGAATCATTCAAACTCATGAGCGCCGGCGAACTACAACTAAACCGCATTCGAGAAGTCATGGAACAAGCGCAATGCGACATGGTGGATATCCTATCCACGATGGGCTTCGGAGAGGAGTTCTAATGGAATCCTACCAAGTGAACCCGAACAAGGGGAATAGGCGCTACATCGTCAAAATCACCTACGAAGATTCTTTGACAAAAGTATTTCATGACAAGGACACCGCAATAATCCACGCTAGAGACAAAATGTTGGAGATCAGCGAAAAGTCGAACGTGTCCTCAACCATCTACGAATGGACGGAGGACAACAAATGGAAAATCATCTGGCACGAATGCGGATACAAGGAGCAACAATGAAGAAAACCGAAATCGAAATGAATGGGTTCAACGATGAAAACAAGTGGCCCATTCTCAAAGGCGACAAGAAGGACAAGGTTATCGTCACCTACCGCATGAGCAAGTCGGTGGAGCACAAAAGCGCGTTGTCGGTAGGCGGTTGGAACAAAATCGCAAAGAAGCACAACAAAAGGCTATTCAAAGAGGGGAACCTAAAGAAAGAACACCTCTTGGACAAAGCCGAGAGGAAGTATTTGAGGAACTTCCTAGCGCCATTCAGGAATGAAGTTGAGGGAATCGCGTTGGAGTACCGCATTGAGAAAATAGACTACGTGGCGCTCGCTATCCACACCTACGATGATTGGATATACCTCCCCCCCTTCAAGAAGGGGAAAATGTACGCAAAACTAGAAATCAACCGCGAATACACGATAGAGGAGTTGCGCCTATGGAAGAAATGAAGCTTGTTTGGACGGTCGCCGGTCTTACCTTGGCGGTAGTGGTTGTGGCTACTATCTTGTGGTACTACACATGGAAACATTAAAGGAGTAATCAAAATGAACCTATTGATTGAAACTTATGATTACCCATGTGGATTGGATTACTACTACATCCAAAACAACGAGATAAAAGAATTTGGAGACGAAATATTTAAAAAGTTAAACGAAATTTCTGTTGAAGTTATTACCGGTGGATTGTTTTTTGGTAGCGAATCGGAAATAAAAAAAGAAAGGGAAGAAAAAATTTCCGAAATCGCTGATTGCTTAAAAAGCTCTGGTTATACAATCGAAAAGATATTCATCATGAATGATGGAACGCTAACAAAATCATATACGGTCGAAAGAGAATAGGAATAACCAATGGAAGAGAGAATGAACAGGTTCGGTGAGGAAGTCCGCATATTGAGAAGCAAAAGAATCCTTCGCACCAGAGATGATTACGTAAAAGCATTCGGATTGAACGTTGATGGGTGCAAGGTATTCCCGAACCAAGAGGAAGAGGGGATATACATCAAGTGCCCATTGAGCGGAGGTGGGTGGCAAGTATACAAAGCCATCCTCATTACTGAGAACGCTTTCGAGGGATTGTACGTGTTTTACCCATCATGGATCGACTACCGCCCCTATTTGGAACGTTGGAAGAAGAAGCACCATTGGAAAACCATGACATTATCGGAAGTGCAAGAAGCGAGGAAGAAGGTGCTCATGGAGAGCATTGATGATTCGGAGCAAAGGGAGTTCTTCGTGTTTTGCGCGGTGCTCTACGCCATCACGTTCTTGGTAAGCCCTGCGCTAATAGTCACCGCGGTATTGACACACGATTCGTCTCTGGCACTTGGCAATACGTGGATATGTGCAATGGCAAGCGGAATACTTCTCCTAAGCGCTGACTTAGGTCCAAGGCCTAACTCCATCATCGGGATAATCGCGTTGATAGAATGCCCCGTTTCCCTTGCATTCTTCGTAATGATATTAGTAGGACTTATTTAAAGGAGGAAAGGAAATGAATGACAAAGAATTTGTTCTAGAGGCCTTAAAGAGGCTTATACCCGACACTTCGTGGTGGGGAGAAACGAACCATGATTCCGAGAGCGTGAAGAACTTGGATTTGCTTAGCAACATGATTGACATGATGATTGAAAGCCTTGCCGAATATAGTTATGTTCCTCAAGGAAACAAAGGGAATGGCTCTTATGAGGAAATAGCTAGGAAAAAGCGCGAAATCATAAAGGGATTGAAAACATGGGTCGATGAATATTTCGGGGATTTTGGAGACAAGTAAAATGAACGAGCAATTGAATCTGTTCGCCCAAAGCAGAAGAGAATACAAAATCAACAAGCCAATCCGCCTCATCGAATTATTCGGTGGTATTGGTTCGCAAGCGAAAGCTTTGGAAAACATCAATGCCGATTTTGAAAGATGGCGCTTGTGCGAGTGGGCAATTCCCTCCATTAGATCTTACGCAGCAATCCACAATGGCTGGAGGTGCGAGAAAGGCAAGTGGGAAGAAGCGCCAATGGAAGAACTTTTAAAAAGAACTTGCGGTGTTTCCAAGGATTACAATTCCCCACTATCGGAAGAAGAAAGGGAAAAATTGGGGAGAAAAGCTTTGGAGGAACTTTGCGGAGCAATGGACGCGTGCAATGACTTTTGCCCCAACGTTTCGGAGATTCACCCTAGCGGCTTATCCATCGAGAAGGAGGGAGATAGGCAGCATTGCTACGTTCTCACTTATTCATTTCCATGCCAAGACCTTTCCCAAGCGGGGAAATTGGCCGGCATGGAAAAGGGTAGCGGCACAAGGTCGGGATTGCTTTGGGAGGTCGAAAGGCTTCTCGGTGAGCTTAAGGAAGCAGGGCAGAGGCCAGATGTGCTCTTGATGGAGAACGTCCCCGGAGTTTGCGGAGATAGAAACCTCAAGCCTTGGAACGAGTGGCTAGACCGCTTGGAGGAACTTGGGTATTCTTCCTATTGGGCGAAGGTGAATGCCAAAGACCATGGAATCCCCCAAAACCGCCTCCGCGTGTTCATGGTCTCCATTCTCGGTGAATATGGATACCACTTCCCGAAGAAGAGGAAACTCGTCAAGAGGCTTCGCGACCTTTTGGAGGAAAACCCCGATCAAAAATACAATCTATCCCCAAGAATTATTGAGACCATGCTTTATGGAGATTCCAAGGGGTTCGACCGAAAAGGCGATTTCGAAAATTCCATAGAATCGGGGAAGAAGGGAGTTGCAAGGACATTAAAAGCCAAAGGTTCTTTCGATTCTGGGTGGACGGTTGTCACCGAATGCCTGAACCCCAAGGTGAATGGAAAGCAGCCATCGCTCGGCAATCGCGTTTACAGCGATGGCGGATTGTCCACGTGTGTCACAACTTCCCCGTTCTTCATGGGGAAGATCCTCGTCCGCAACGCAACCAAGAAGGGTTACCTAGAAGCCGAGGAAGGGGATGGAATCGATTGTGGAACGAGAATGCAATACCACCGCGGAACCGTGCAAAGCGGAATGAGCCAGACGATTAAAACAACCATCGACATTGTCACGCAATCCGAAGGGAAGCTTCGCAAACTCACCCCATTGGAATGCATGAGGCTCATGGGGTTCAATGACAAGGACGAGCAAGCCATGCGCGCCATCGGGATGAGCGATTCTGCCATATACCATTGCGCCGGTGATTCCATCGTTGTGGACGTGCTGATGGACATATTCAAAGAATTGTTGTGAAAAATCCATTAGATGCACTTGCTCTAAGGGCTTATTATAATGGTATCGAAAAGGAGGCAAGAAAATGCCGAAGAAAGATGAAGAATTGTTGGACGAAGACGAAGAATTGCTAGACGAAGAAGACGAAGACGAAGAAGATTTTGGAACGCAACTTGAGGATTGGGAAGATCCATACGAGGATGCCAAATACGAAGAGTGGCGAGACTCGAAACTATGGGAAGACGAATAGGAGAATTGAAAGTGAAAGAAGATTTATGGGAAGTTAGTAGCACGTGTGACGCAGAGGACGCATTGCACAAAATGGAATATTTTTCATTAGTTCTCGATTTTAAAGGAGAAAAAAGAGTAGTGATTGAGGATTATGATTACGAAGGAATCCACAATATGGCTCTTTCGTTGATTGAAAAGTCGGCATTATGCCCAAAAAGTGAATTGAAGAGCATTACACTTTGCCAAAATGGATACCGAATGAGAAAGTGGACTAAAAAGGAAACTTTATAGGAGAATTGAAAATGTACAAATACGTATTGACCGCTTGCGATATGATTAGCCGAGCGAAAAAGCCTTTCTTCGAAGGGGAATATGAATCCCTTGAACTCGCAAAAGAGGCGGAATCCAACATTGCGGAAACGGTTAAGGGAAACATGAAAGCGAATAATGGAAGCGTTTTGATGAGGGCATATTCCACTAAAATTGCTGAAGTTTTCGTATCTACGGACGAAAGAGGAAACGAAGATAGGACAATCGAAGCAGTTACCTTGAAAACCCATGCCATCATTGATTTTGACCCAACACAATGGGAAGGTGTCGATTTCGAGGATTTGCCGAAAGAAGGAGAATGGGGAAGGCAATTGAGCTCAAGGACTATCTTCTTCGCGATAGCGGAAGCGGAAGACTTTGACGAGGTGATTGTCACCCACCCCGATTTATTGAGGAGAATCCAGAAAATGATGAGCGAGAAAAAAGCGATTGAGGAGGATTCAAAAGCATGAGCAAGACTAGAGACAACAACTTAGGCGCTCTCAACAAGGGCGTTGAGAACCGAGGCAATTGCAACCACGGCTCTTGGAACGAGGGAGACTTCAACGTTGGGGATTGCAACCATGGCGATTGCAACCACGGAAGCCAAAACAAAGGCAATGGCAACTATGGATCGAACAACGTTGGCGATTACAACGTTGGCGATGGAAATATCGGCCATGACAACATGGGTAGCCACAACATCGGGATTTGCAACGTGGGCGAGTTCGTCATGGGAATAGCGTGCAACAAAGATTGCCCTATCTTCATCTTCAACAAGCCATCGAAAATGACTTTGAGGGAATTGATGGAAAGCGGTGCTATTGGCGACATCCGCAATGGGAATCTAACCAAGGCGGTGAAGTCCATCGACACGTTCGACCAAGAAGTTTGGGATGAACTCATGCGCAATGAGCGGAAGGAATAGCCCACAATGCCATTAAAAGCCATTTCTAGGCTCATGGAGGCGAATTGTCGCTTCCCATGGCAAATTGTTCGATTGATTGAAAGAAAGCCCTCTAATTGTCTAAAAAGGAGATAAACAAAATGGAAATGAAAGTACCTTATTACATAGTGCGCTCAACTTCCGAATACGCGGACTTCACCAAAGTAACCGAGTATGAGGAGCAAGACCGCGATGGCGCCAGCCTATGCTTCGTCAAGACGTGCGAGCAGGAAATGAGCACTGGGTTCAAAGGAATCATTGAGTTGTTGAAAGTCGAAGATGTGCGAAACACCTCACGAGGAAATATCAAAGAATCAACATTGCTCGAAAGGTTTGAATCGAAGGGTTTGGACGAGAATAAAAACCACATAATGCGTTATAAATGCTATTGAGGAGTTTTGAAGATATGGCAGAAGAAGAATTTAAGTACACGATTAACGTTTTGGGAGAGCCGATGGGAAAGCAAAGGCCTAGGGCAACCTCCTTCGGGGGGCACACGCACATTTACACCCCATCGAAAACGCTCTCTTACGAAGCGAGGTTCGCCCATGAGTTCAAGGAGAAGTACCCCGAGGCGAAGCCACTCACAGGGCCTATCGCGGTGGAAGTCATGGCGTGGTTCGGCTTGAAGAAGGCGGATTACAACTCGAAGGGGCAACCGAACAAGCATGGCTTGGCGAAGTTGAGCGGTGAGGAATTGCCCACGAAGAAGCCCGACTTGGACAACGTTTTGAAAGCCGTTTTGGATGGATTGAATGGGATTGCCTTTGTTGACGATTCCCAAGTGGTTAATGTTTGCATGGCGAAGCACTACGATTTGACACCCTCCGTTGTTGTCACCGTTAGGTCGTGCCGTTGCTTTTATCCGTACGAGGAAAGAAAACCACCGTTGGCCGTTCCCGTTTACCCCACCCGTTTGCTGTAGCCGTTGGCCGTTACCGTTAGCGGTTGCCGTTGGCCGTCACCGTTAGCCGTCACCGTTGGCCGTCACCGTTGCCGTTGCCGTTGAAACCACCGTTGGCCGTCACCGTTGACCGTTGGATTAGCCGTTGAACCCGTTGGTTTGACGGCTTTTTTCGTGCATACGGGCGCTATGGGTGCTCATTATGCGCACGGGCATGGCGCGAATTGCGCGAATGGGCGCATTATGCGTGCGTAAGGGGGTTCGGGGAGATCGCGAGAAAAAGGGCGAAAAATAGGGGGGGGCGCGGCATAGAGAGATCTCGCCTAAAAGAAGAGCGTCAACGAAAAAAGAAGATCAAAAAAGTTTCAAAATTTTTGCTTTTTCTTGTTGACTTACGATTGCTCTTAGGGCTACTATGATAGCGCCGAAAGGCAAGGAGGAAAAGAAGACGAAAACGAAGAAGACGAGGACTAAAAACATGGTTCGCCCCCACCCTCACAAAAGGGGGCTTCATAAAGGAGTAAAAAAAATGAACTTAAAATTAACGAAAAAAGAAGCCTTGAACGACATTTGCGGAACGCACCGCTCCGCCTCGTATTGCTCGCTTCAATACACGATTAACGCGCTCCATTCTCGCGGATGTGTCCAGCAAATCGGCTACAATTGCGGTTATTATGGATGGAACTTCGATTGCTACCTAATTACCGATGAAAAAGGAGCGCACCCCATCGTATTGACGACTGGCTACCGAAACTTAGTAGGAGAAACCATCAAGTACGACATTTGCAAATACCTAGAAAAGAACGCGGATTGCATGAGCACCGCGGACATCATCAAGGCGATAATCGACAATCAATAAAAAACAGGGTTCGCCCCCACCCTCACAAAAGGGGGCGATAAAAAAGGAGAAAAATAAGATTATGGGATACATTGGGCAAAGGATGAGCGAGAGGGCGGCAGAAGCCTATGACATGGGCGAGCGCCCTTTTTCGAAATGGACGAAAAGCGAGATTATCGAGCGCTTGCAGAAGCTAATTGACTCGGGAGATCTTGAATCTAGTGACGAGGATATGAAAAGGATTAAGCGGCTATCTGCTAAAACGGTAAAACACGCTTTTTTGAAAAAGACTAGTTGGCATCACACCGGCAAGTATTACAATGAAACTGATTTCTACGATGTAGTAGACGATTTCTCTAAAATCAACCTTGACGACCTCGACCAAATCGATAGATGGACGAGGTCAAAAATGGAAGAAGCGAAAATTGCTAAATGTTCCGACAAATACGCGATTATAACTTATTATTGGACCGAAAATAGGGGATCTAAAAAGTGGGCGAGAATCTACGAATGCCAGCAAAACTTTTTAGCCAAAATAAAAGGCAAAGCTGCCATAATCACGAAGGGATGGCAAAAAGATAAAAAAGTGTATAACTATTCAATCGTCCACGAATTTAAGGGAAAGCCGCGGAAAAACGCTAAAGAGCTTAAATTATTAGAAGATTCCTATAGCGAGTCCAAAAGGTCTAAATGGTATAACTATTGAAAAGCGTTCAATAATCAGGGGGGCGAGCTGCTCCCCTCTTTTTATTTTGCCTATTTCCCGTCATTTCCAACACAAAGCCATTTTTAGGCTCTTAGAAGCGTTTTAATTGTTTAGATGGATAAATTCCCCAACCGACACGGTAAAAGGCTTCTAGATGGCTTTAAAAGGGTTTTAGAGGCGTTCTAGGCTTTTCGCTCTATCGCTCAAGAATGGGAAACGATGGAATAGGGAAGAGATCCTTTTTTTTCGATATGGATATGAAAATTGCTTAAAAATGGCATAGCAAAAAGTATCGATGAAAAGCCCATTTCGCGATAGAAGCGAATTTGATGAAAGTTTGAATATTTACCCTAGGAAATTCTTTTCGTTGAAATTATAGGGGTTTCTAGGGCTTCTGGGGGCATTGGGTATTTTTTGGTTCATGGGAAGAGGATTTAAACGGTTTTATGTTTCACGTGAAACGTTACGCGTGGGGGTGTTAAGCAGTTTTACTTGACAGGGGAATTGTGCAGAGTGCACAAAACAATAATTTTTTCCCGATTTATTTTTTCCCCTATTTCCCCTAGTGTTAAGTACTTTTACTTTACACTTAAAACGGTATCCCATGGATCAAATGGACTCATTTATACCTATTCCTTTTTTATGGGTCTCTAGCAGCTTGAACACCTTCCTTTCCCCTTGCCGGTTCTTTCCCCTCTTTTCTTCTTCCCCTATCCCTTCGAGTTTCTTTCCCCCTTTTTCTCTATCCCCCCGTCCCTTCTTCCCACCCTAAAAGAAAGGGGTTCTTCCTTGTCAATCTATCTTCATGGAATAAAAAGAAAATAACCCCCCTTATAGCCCCCCCTACACACCCCCTCGAAATTTCGGGGGTATGTCGGGATTCCCCCCTCGCATTTTTTCTCCTTTTTTTCGGGGCTACCCAACCCCTTCGAATTTTTTTCCCTTTTTTCCGCGGTGGCATTACTTTCATGGGCTTTACTTCGTAAATCCCAAATCGCCCGTGTGCGCGTGCGATGTTGG